CCTGGACAACTTCGGGTAATGACATAGTCTATAACACGGGTGAAGTTATAATTGGCAGTTATATTTCATATGATGGCCCACCCGGGGACGTTTCAAGGTTTGGGTTTCCACAAACTAATACGTTTACAGTTACAACAAATAATACAGAAAGACTCAGAATTGATTCGAGTGGTGACGTTGGTATAGGAACAACAAATCCAGGTTATAAACTTGATGTTAACGGTACTATGCATATGGGAAGTGGTTTATATGTTGGCACCCCTTCCCCCTCCGCTGGGACGAATGGACAAGTACTTACATCAACTGGTGGGGGTGCAATGGCATGGACAACCGTAAGTAGTCCCTGGACAACTTCGAGTTCAGATATATACTTTAATGGTAATGTTGGTATGGGAGGAAATGCATCTTCTGGTGCAAAATTGATGATATCGAGTAATAATCAAGCAGGTTTATCAATATATGATAGCAGCTCAGCAAAACCTTATATGTCATTTCAGACAGGGAGTTACGATTGTGCTATGGGTTTAGATGGGTTTACTGGTGATTTTATAATAAAAAAATCTTATAATTTTTCCAGTAACGATTGTTTTAATTTAAATTTAATGAGTGGTAATTTGAGTTTAGGAACAACATCCACTTCAACTTATAAACTTGATGTTCAAGGTACTATGAATGTAACAAGTGGTTTACATGTAAATGGTGCAGCAGGTTCGAATGGACAAGTACTTACATCGAGTGGTGGGGGTGCGATGTCATGGACAACACCAAGTAGTGGTGGTGGTTTTAGTGGTGATATTGCCGATTACATTACACATACAGGTGATTCAAATACAAAGTTTGGATTTCCTTCAAACGATACGTTTACAATTACAACAAATAATACAGAAAGACTCAGAATTGATTCGGGTGGTGAGGTATCAATAGGTAGTGATAATGATATAGGTTCGGGACATAAAATGACCATAGTTGGCGGTTCAACTTCAAGCGATAGTAGTTACGCGGATTTAGTCGTAACAAATCTGAACGAACACAATAACGCGAGAATACTTTTGGGTACACCGTATAATACAGACTCAAATTCTGGTTTTAAAGCAGCTATAATAGCCGATGGTGCTGGTAGTTCTAGTCGTTGCGATTTACACTTTTGTTTGGAAAATTCAAGTAGTAATACACCCACTGCAGATCTATCAGACTCTAAAATGATGATAAAATATGCCACAGGGAATGTGGGTATAGGAACAACAAGTCCAAATTATAAACTTGATGTTAACGGTACTATGAATGTAACAAGTGGTTTACGTGCAAATGGTTCCTCGGGGACGAGTGGACAAGTACTCACATCAAGTGGTGGGGGTGCAATGACATGGACAACACCAAGTAGTGGTGGTGGTGGTGGTGGTGCGACTGCTGGTAGTGTTACTACGGGTGATGATGGTATGAGTGCGATAACCGTTAGTGGTAGTGCATATGATTATATGTATCACCAAACACCTCATAATATTGGATCCTCGTCATCGAATTTTAATTCAATAAGTATTAGCCAAGCAATGACCCACGGTCAGAAATTGATTATGAAATTGTATACGTCTTCATCTTCTTGTCAAGCAAAAATAGCGCGTGGTAGAGATTTATCGGTCACAATAGATGGTACTAATCATACCGTTAATAATTCAAATTTTCGAGAACATGCTCTCTCTTTTCCATATGACTCCGACCCAACACCAAGTAAATTTTTAATACTTGAAATTACAAAAGAAGATACGAATCAAGTAACTATCGAATCAAAATTATCAACCGCGGACTTTACAAAAACAGCGGAATGTGATGCGGGTTGGTCTTATGACTATATAGACACAAATAATCGCGAGACTGCGATACATAACGTAATCTACGGTGGACTCCGATCGATATCCTCGTATCCATTCCAATTTAAATTTTCGTATTTCGGGATCGGTCATTCACACGACATTTATTTTCAACAAGATGATCCAATTGGCTTATCAGTTGCGTCAAGTCAAATAGAATTTTATTATAACAATAGTCCGTCGTATTGGAGCACGGCGTCTCAAACAAATGTATTTACAAATTTTGATAAAAATACTAATTTGGAGTTCGCGTACGGTAAATACTACCATATACACCACGAAGTTATCAGAGCTAGTACGGATGATTATCCAAGTGAGATATTGTTCACAGTAGAAGAATTGAATGCGGCATCCGGTGGTGGTGGTGGTGGTGGTGGTGGCGGAAGTGATTTTACCACCAACATTACACGAGTGAGCGGTAACCCGCCAACCTGGAGGGAAGGTATTGAGATTAATACGGCGTTCTCGGCGGCGAATTATAACTATAATACTGGTTTCTATAATTTTAATAACAACGGCTGGCCACCGTTTGATACGTTTATTATAGATCACACTTTACCAACGAGTATGCCAATCGAGTATGATTTTCATTTTACAGGATATAGCAATATTATATCTGCCAGTTTATTTAAAGTATATTACAATGGTTATCAGCAGAATACATACCACAGCTTTCCAGGTTCTTCGGGTCAAACTAGCTACAATTTTCAGCAGGGCTATACGTACAGTGTTACTTTTAAAGCACTTGACACGGGAGGTAATGATTGGACTGCCGTATGGAAAGAATATAGAAATTAAAAAAAAATATATTTTAAAAGTATATACCCAATGGGAATACATGTTACTAAAAATAAAAGTCTTAACACAGGCACAGAATTATCAGAATTTTACGTAGGGTTGCGTAAAAATCAACAGTATCACATGAATATTCAGATTTCACCAGATTCGAATACGTATACCGTATCAGCCATATTCGATCACCATTTGAGTAAAGATTTAAAAACACAAGGTAAATCAGTAGTCGGTAACGAGGTTGTTAAAGTTTCTAACGTGAGTACGACATCCAGTATTAATCCAGTCACGGAAATATATACCAAACTCAAAACGAATTACGAAACCTTTACGGAAGATATTTAAAAAATAAAACCTTGGTATAATATAAAATATGTCTGGAGGTATTGCTCAACTCGTTGCCGTAGGTGCCCAAGATGCGCATCTCGTCGGCCAACCTGAAGTTTCTTTTTTCAGGTCCAATTATAAACGTCACACAAATTTCGCCCAAACTGTTGAAAGACAGGTTATCCAGGGCAACCCATCCACGGGTAGTATGTCAACCGTCAGGTTTGAAAGAAAAGGGGATATGGTCGGGTATGTCTATATCGCCCCAAATGATGGTACTCAAGCTGTAAAATTTTCGCCAGCCGATTGGGTCGCCGCAATTTCCAAAGTTGAACTTCTCATTGGTGGACAAGTCATCGACGAACAAACATCTGAATTCTCGCAATACATTGCGCCATCTATATTGGCACAAAACTTATCTAAATCTACTTCCGGGTTTGCTGAAGCAGCTGAAAGTAAGTTTTACCCACTCAGGTTTTCGTTTTGTGAAAACGCTCAATCCGCCATTCCATTGATCGCTCTTCAATACCACGATGTGGAATTGAGAATTACGTGGGGTACAGTTGCTTCCGAAAAATATGAAGTCTACAGTCAATTCATCCACCTCGACACGGAAGAGCGTACCGTTTTGTCTTCCACACCGCAACAAATGCTTATTACACAAACACAAAAAGCTGTTGCCTCTGCTTCCAAGACCCAGGAACTCAACTTCAACCACCCAATGAAATATTTGGTTGCTGCAAATGCTACAAATGCTATACCCGGCACCGATAAATTGAAGCTTCAAATTAACGGTACGGATGTTACTGATGCGAAGACAGTTATCCCACACTTTACTTCCGCCCCAATCTATTACCATACAACTGCTGGTGACTGTACTGCCGATAACTTGACATTGATTCCATTCTGTCTCGACACGGCTAAGGTTCAACCAACGGGTTCGCTCAACTTTAGTAGACTCGATTCCGCGAGACTTGTTTCCGATAATACATCGTTCGCTAATACTATCTACGCAGTCAACTACAACATCCTCCGTATCGAAAATGGTATGGGTG